CTGCGGAAAAAGGCTTTATTCGATCTCTCGATGGAAGAAAAATTGCGGTTGATTCACCTCACAAGGCGCTGAATTTCTGCCTCCAGTCAGGAGCCGCCACGATCGCTAAGCGTTGGATGGTTATCAATCAAGACACTATTAAACAAACAAATATTTGTGCATCACAACTTGCATTCGTACATGACGAATTGCAGTTTGAATGTGCAGAAAAACATATCAATGATTTACGAACATCCTTGGTATACTCAGCAACAGCTGCTGGAGAATACTACAACATGCGAATTAGAATCGACGCCGAAGCAAAGCACGGAGCAAATTGGGCGGAAGTCCACTAATAAAAGTAGATTAGGCGATATTATGGAACATTTAGTTATCACAGAAGCTTTGAAACGTGGAGCTGAAGTATTTCCTAATGGCACTTGTTCTGGAGGTATTGACTTGATTATTAAAATCAATGGTCAACATTTAGACTGCGATGTAAAGACTATGACTCAACGTCATTTAGCAACAGGACGTATGGAGTACTATCATAAAAATAAGGGTAGTGTTGCAGAAGGTGTTTACTGTATTTCTGTAAACCCTATAACCTTTGAAATCTCTTGGCATCCATCATTAACACCTAAAGGTTTTGAAACTTTTTGGGATTAAACTATCCACTAGCGTATGAAACTACTAATAGATGCTGATTTTATTGTCTATAAAAGCTGCGCCTCTGCTGAATATGACATCGACTACGGTGATGATGTAATCGTCGTAGGAAGTTCATTTAAGGAAGCCTATGGTAACACTATACGTGAGCTAAATAAGATCAAGAATCAGTACTTTAATGGAGAACTAATCCTATTTTTTAGTGACTCCACTAACTTCCGTAAAATGGTTGATCCAAATTATAAGGGTCATCGCAACAGGAAGAAGCCTTGTGGCTATAAGCGAGTAATCAATAAGCTTGCTGAAAACTATCCATTAATCAGGATGCCTACCTTAGAAGCAGATGATGCTATGGGTATTTATGCAACATCGAATGATGACTGTATTGTGGTATCACCTGATAAGGATATGAAACAAATACCCGGTACGTTGTATAACCTATCTGAAACATTTACAATCACTGAACAAGATGGATGGGAATGGTTCCTTATACAAACCTTGGCAGGAGATAGTACAGACGGTTATTCAGGAGCACCGGGATTCGGCATAAAAACTAGCCAAAAATTTTTTACCGATAACGGATATACTTGGAATAGTGTTGTCAAAGCGTTTAAGCAAAAAGGTCTGACAGAACAAGATGCTTTGCGAAACGCACGTCTAGCAAAAATTCTCACCTCTAAAGACTATGGAACAGGACCAATCCTCTTCACTCCCACCGTTTCCGGTGACGGAGATGACGATGGAACAACAGTTCAAAATGAGACAACTTGAAGATGGTGTAGAGAAAGCTAGTAAAGAAGATCTAATCATCATCTTGCTAGCTCTACAACGTCAGTGTTTTGTCTTAGGTAACAACGTTAAAAACTTACTGTCTCAATGGTAAACAAATCACCCGCCCACTACAACCGTGGGTCTATTGAGGTCTGGGATTTCATTAGAGATCAAGATCTTAACTATCATCTTGGTAATGCTATTAAATATATTTGCAGAGCCGGTTACAAAAGTCCTGCGACAAAGGCGGAGGACATCGAAAAAGCTATCCACTATCTTGAAAATGAACTCTCCCACACAGCACTGCGTTTCCCAGAGCTTAAGCGATCAGGCGATCAGCTTCCGAGCATCGTATGGGATCCAGAACTCACCGGAGAACCGGACTATGCAACAGGGTTTGATCGCTGAGGAATATATTGAGTTCATGGGAGCATATCTAAATGAAGGATATGAACAAGAACTAAAAGAGTTAGCAGACCTTGTATATGTCTGCTTTCAGTTTGCAGAAAATATGGAATGGGATCTAGAGGAAGCACTGGATCGTGTCCACAAATCAAATATGTCAAAGCTTGGCTTAGATGGTAAACCTATCCGTCGAGCTGACGGAAAGGTTCTTAAAGGACCACACTATCAACCACCAAACTTAAAAGATCTAGTCAATGCCTAATCTAATTTCACGTACCGGAAGGGTACAAAGTTGGATCGATGATCCAGAAGGACGCCTCCCGGTGTCCTGCACAGTTTTTACCGTAGAAGACTCAATGGAGGGTCCTAATGGAATCGAAGCTTCATGGCGTTTCGCCTCTCATGCACTCCGTAATGGCGCTGGAGTCGCGGTCCACCTTTCAAAACTACGACCGCGAGGAAGCGATAATGGCAATGGACTCATTGCTAGTGGTCCAGTCTCGTTTGGAAGAATTTATAGCGTCCTCAACGAAACACTAAGAAGGGGCGGTCGATACAAGAACGGTGCTTGCGTGCTCCATTTAGACGCATCGCATCCGGACATCGAAGAGTTTATTAGGACTCCACGAGAACAACTCCCATGGGTCAAGCGATGTGTGAACATCACTGATGAGTGGTGGAATGATATGGACCCACTTGTCAAGCAATATCTATTAGGAGGAATCAAAGCTGGTGACATCTGGCTGAATAAAGTTAAGTATGAAGGATCAAAAAGAATACGTGGAAACGTTTGTCTTGAAGTGTACTTGCCTTCCCGAGGTACCTGCCTGTTACAGCATATCAACTTGGGCGCCTGTACATATGAAGACATCCCAAAAGCTTACCGTGTCGGGATGCAGGAACTTTGTGAGTTGCATTCAAGAACGGGTGTCGGGGAGACTGGAGAGTACCTACCTTCTTCCACTGATAGACAGGTTGGACTTGGAGTATTGGGTCTCGCAAATCTCTTGCGGAGATACAACGTTAGTTACGAGCAGTTTGGACGTGCGCTCGAACACTATGACAAAGGAGATGCAAGAGCAACTGTCGCATACGAGTTAGTATCACGCATTGCTCAGGGCATCAAACAAGCCTCTGAAATAGCACGTCAATACAATATGGTCAGAGCGTTTGCTATCGCTCCCACAGCGTCTTGTAGCTATCGCTCACAGGACACTGACGGGTTTACTTGTACTCCTGAAATAGCACCACCTATTGCACGGACTGTTGACCGTGATTCTGGCACCTTTGGTGTCCAAACTTATGATTATGGCGAAGTAGAAATTGCATCCGAAGTAGGATGGGATAATTACAAAGCCGTCGCAGATGGTATTATTAAACTATACCAAAGCAGTGGACTTCTTCACGGATACTCTTTTAATTGGTGGTCAGATTTGGCAACAATGGATGAGGGTTTTATCGAAGAGTGGCTACGGTCTCCACAAACCTCTCTTTACTATAGTCTTCAAGTAATGGGTGATGTACAAGATAAATCTGATGCATACGCTGCTCTTGATGATGCTGATGTAGATGATTATCTTGCCGACCTATTTGAAGGAGTAAATGAACCTCAATGTGATTGTGCAGAATAGCGATGAACCCTTACGACAAATTGATGGCGCGGAAGCGCAAATGGACTCCGGTCAAACCTGTTGCAGGTACATGCCGGGAAGGCGCAGAAGAGACAATTTACCGTGCTCTTGCCTTGAGACATATGGAACTACCTGTGGGAGATTTTATAATTGATGCCTTGGCTAATGAAGTGCCGTCTGTGGCACGCGACCTATTGCTCAGCAACGTCACCGATGAAGAGAACCATGACTTGGCTCTCGGTTACATCGCCGATGCTTACGGTGTTGATGACAAGGCAGAAGCTGAAGCACTTAAACTTAAAGAAGCGTGGACTTCGCATCCAGATCACACTGTGCTCAAGGCAATGGTTGCCGAGCGTGCGATTTTCTTCGTACTTCTGCCCTTTTTTCGGTGGAATGGTGACGCTGGAATGCGTACCGTTTCCGCTGACATCTCAAGAGATGAGCAAATTCATGTTGCAGCCAACTCTCTCGTGTGTACAGAACTGGGACTCAGACCGTCTGCTTCCTTGGATAAACTCCGCAAGGCAACGATTAACTGGGTCATGCAGCCACTAGGTAGAAACTCAGAGGTCAGATATTTGGACAAAAAATTTTGGCTGGATAGCAGCGACAACTTGATGTATCAGGGCAAAGCTCCTGAATTTGCTGCCACTAAATCTGCCCGTATGCCTGCTTTTTTTGAGCATAGTAATGTCAACCTCCCACAATACGCTTAGTTTATTGGAGACCAAAGGTCTTCAAGCTAATGCACTCCTGCAGGAAATGCAGGAAACATTTCCACCCGTACAACCTACGCCACACGACAACATAGAAAAGATCATGTTTCAAGCTGGTCAACGCTATGTAGTTGAGTGGTTAATCCAACGCATGGAAGAATAATGTGTTTTTTATCACAACCAAAGACTCCTAAGCCTCCCAAACCTAAACCTCTGCCTCCAGCATTTGCTGCTCCGCCACCACCTCCACCTGCAAAACAAGCGCCTGTACAGTTACAAGCTGCTGGTGCTACACCAGACTTAAGGATTGGTGGTCAGAGATCTACTGCTTCTGGCAGGACAGGTCGAGTAAATCAGTCTTCATTGAAGAGCGGATTGAATTTAGGTAGTGACTCAGGAGGACTAAACATATGAGCTGTCGTCAACGATATAACGAGCTACAAAGTGAACGTCAACAGTTCCTGGACGTTGCTTATGAATGCTCACAACTGACGTTGCCATATTTAATTTCACGAGATGATGAGAATACAACTCATCGCCAATTAAAAACACCATGGCAAAGTGTAGGAGCTAAAGCATGTGTGACACTGGCATCTAAATTGATGCTTGCTTTACTACCACCACAGACAAGCTTCTTCAAGCTACAAGTCAGAGATGACAAGTTAGGAGAAGATCTTGATCCTGAAATTCGTAGTGAACTTGACCTTTCGTTTTCAAAGATGGAACGTATGGTCATGGATTCAATCAATTCATCTAATGATCGAGTGGTCGTTCATCAAGCCATTAAACATCTCATTGTAGGAGGTAACTCTCTTATCTTTATGGGTAAAGAAGGTCTTAAGAACTACCCACTGAATCGTTACGTGGTTGACCGTGATGGCAATGGTAATGTCATCGAGATAGTCACAAAGGAACTGATCAGTCGTCGTGTACTTGGTCTACCTCCTGCTGTAGAAAAGAAACCTAATGAAGTTTCAGCAGGTGGTGGTCTGAACGGTAAGACTGGCACAAATACATTCGATGATGACGTTGAGGTGTATACCCACGTCAAGCTAGATAAGAATAACGGTAGGTGGACCTGGTATCAGGAGGCAGAAGATAAGATGCTTCCTAAGAGCACCAGTACTGCACCTAAGAATGCTTCACCCTGGCTTGTACTTCGATTCAATACTTTTGATGGTGAAGCTTATGGTCGTGGCAGAGTAGAAGAGTTTCTTGGTGATCTGAAGTCACTCGAAGCACTCTCTCAGGCATTGATAGAAGGCTCTGCAGCAGCCGCTAAGGTTGTCTTCCTTGTATCACCCTCAAGTACTACTAAACCACAGACTCTGGCTCAAGCTGGCAACGGTGCAATCATTCAAGGTAGACCTGATGATGTACAAGTTGTACAGGTTGGAAAGACAGCTGACTTCAGAACAGCCTATGAAATGGCTAATCAATTAGGTCAGCGTATCTCTGATGCATTCATGGTATTGAACATCAGACAATCAGAACGTACAACTGCAGAGGAAGTACGACTGACACAACTGGAACTAGAACAACAGCTAGGTGGGATGTTCTCACTGTTGACTGTTGAGTTCCTCAAACCATATCTTGATCGTACCTTGATGGTGCTACAGCGTAGTGGTCAACTACCAAAGCTACCTAAAGGTATTGTCCGTCCACAGATCGTGGCTGGTGTAAACGCACTTGGTCGTGGTCAAGATAGGGAATCACTGATCCAGTTCATCACAACCATTGCTCAGACAATGGGTCCTGAATCAATCGCTAAGTTCATCAACCCTGATGAATATATTAAGCGACTAGCAACTGCACAAGGTATCGACGTATTGAACCTTGTTAAGAGTATGTCAGAGATTCAAGGGCAGACGCAGCAACAACAACAAATGATGGCACAGCAAGAACTTATTAAACAAGCTGGTCAATTTGCTTCGTCACCGATGGCTGATCCCACCAAGAACCCACAAGCTATGGAGATGATGAATGGACTCACAGGAATCCAAGAAGCGGACCCGGACCCGCAAGGTTAAACAACAACCTAACGAGAAGGTAGAGCTAACCGTAGAAGATGCGGTAGAAAACAAGTATGCACCTAAACCAAAAGTAGGTGCTAATCGTCCTAAGAATATTGTTAATTCAGTTGGACTTGGAAACTTAAAAGTACAAACTGTAAATGGCTACACTGACGTATGATTCCACTCCTGCTGATCAGCCAGAGTTTAACGAAGCAGAGCAAGAAGCTATTGCTATTGGTGAACAAGCTGCAGCAGATCAGCAACAGATGCTGGCAGGTAAGTTTAAAGATGCCGAGGCATTGGAGCAAGCTTACATTGAACTACAAAAAAAATTAGGAGAAACTGATGGCGAAGAATTGCCAGTGTCAGAAACCGATGAAACCGACGAAGAAGAAGAAGTAGAAGTATCTCCAGCTCAGTCATTAATTACTGAAGCATCAACGATGTATGCAGAGACTGGTGAACTCACACCAGAAGTCATGGAACAATTTAATTCCATGTCTAGTTCTGATCTTGTTAATGCATACATGGAGATGCAAGGTAATTTGCCTGCTGCATCATCTGCAGACTTATCAGAATCTGAAGTTAATCAGATTAAGAACTCCGCTGGTGGTGAAGAAGGTTATCAACAACTGATGTCATGGTCTGGAGAAAATCTAGACCCGTCTGATGTAGAAGCCTTCGACCAACTTGTAGATAGCGGTA